TATGTAAACATAGGAGAAACTATGCCAGAAGAAAAGAAAAAAGAAATCGAGGTTAATCTCGATGAGAAAGATGTTAAGGAAGTAGAAGTAGAAAAAAATCCTTTAGAGAAGCTTCAAGAAGAAATGGAAGCTCCAGCTAAGGATGATGCACAACAAGAGACCTACGAACGTTCACCTAAAATAGAACCACCAAAAGAAGAAGTAAAAAAAGATATTCCACAGTATTCTTCTGATTTACCTTACTCAGAAAAAGTTAGAAAGCGTATCGCCAAAGAAGTGGGAAAGCGTTCTGATGCTGAAAAAAAAGCATTAGAGTGGGAAGAAAGATATAAAAATCTGGAAGGTAAAACTAGAACAAGCTTAAAGACTGGTTTTAAAAATAATTACGAAAATGTTTCTAAACAAATGAAATCAGCTATCGACGAAGGTAATACTGAAGAACAAGTAAAACTAATGGAAAAAATGGCTGATATTCGTAGTGAAATACGACAGCTAGATGATGATGAAGCTGTAAAAGAGAAACCTTCTAAAGAAGAATCAGAGAAAAAACCTCTTCCTCCACTAGCTAGGGACTGGGTTCAAAAAAATGGATTCTGGTTTAATAAACCAGGTCATTCTAGAGCAACTTCATTAGTTTATGGAATCGATGGAGAATTAACAGAAGAAGGATGGGATATTAATGATCCAGGATACTACGACGAAATGGATAAACGGCTTAAAGAAACACTGCCTAGTTTCTTTGATAAAAAAGCTGTACCAGAAGACGAAAATAAGGTACAATCAAAAACAGCTAGAGTGCAATCTCCTGTTGCTGCAGTTTCCAGAGGAAAATCTGGAAAGAGTAACAGAGTTAAGCTCACTCAAGAGGATTTAAATACCGCAAAGAGTTTCGGTATTAATATAAATGATGAGACGGCACTGAAACGTTTTGCTAAGGAAGTAAAAGACCTTAGTGATACAGGTCAACAATAAAGGAGCCTGCTATTATGGATAATAATAAAATAAAAAACGAAACACGTGAAGAGCAATCTACTCGTGAAAATCAGTGGCGTCCTACTGACTTATTGGAAGCACCTCAACCGAGAGAAGGTTACGTTCAACGTTGGATTGCAACCAGTGTTTTAGGTCAAGAGACACCAACAAATGTTGCTAGACGTATGAGAGAGGGATGGAAACCTCGTGACCCTAAGACGGTCAAGGAACAAAACTTTCCTACGATGGAACATGGCAAATTTGCTGGATATATAGGAGTAGAAGGAATGCTTCTTTGTGAAATGCCTGTTGAGATGAAGAAACAACGTGATGAATATTATCACGGGAGAACAAAAAATCTTGAAAGGTCAGTCGCTCAAGACTTGCACAAAGTTGAAAAACCTGGAAATCCTATCGAAAAGACCTACAAAACAGAAGTCACTAGAGGCGGTTTTAAAGAGTAACAAAATAATCAAGGAGGATTATTATGGCTAACTTAGACGCGCCTCAAGGGTTTACACCCATGAGACATATGTCAGGTGGTGTGATCCGTGCTAATGCATACGAGATCGCTAATGGCTCTGGAACTTCTATCTTCACAGGAGATGCAGTTCAGTTATTAACCAACGGGACAATTACCCTTATGGCTAATGACACTAAGCCGATTGGCGTATTTGCGGGATGCGAATACACAGATCAGTCTACTGGGGATGTAAAATTCCTCAAAGTTTGGACTGGCAGTACCACTGTTAAGACCAATTCATCGGTCAAGGCATGGGTATATGATGATCCAGACATAACATTCAGAGTTCAATGCGACGGAACGTTTGCTAACACAGACGTAGGCTTGAATTCGAATGTAACATTAACAGGTGGGAATTCTGACTTTGGATATTCAAAACAGGAAATAACAGTGAGCACATTTGCTGTCACTGCTACACTTCCTATAAGAATATTACGATTGATCGATGAACCAGGCAATGCAGTGGGAGCAGCAGCTAGTGTGGAAGTTTATATAAACAACCATCAGCTTAGAGCTAACACGGCTGGTATTTAGGAGGATATGAGTTATGGCTTTAAATAGAGCATTATTTACCAAACAGCTCAACCTAGGTTTAAATACCGTGTTTGGTATGGAATATGATCGTTATCCAGAACAATGGAGAGCAATCTATTCTACAGAGCAATCTATGAAGGCATTCGAAGAAGACGTTCAAATGATCGGCTTCGGAGAAGCGCCAACAAAGGCAGAAGGTGCAATGATTACTTACGATAGTGGCAGAGAAGGCTACGTCGCTAGGTACGTTCACGAAACAGTTGCTTTAGCATTTTCTATTACAGAAGAAGCTGAAGAAGATGGTTTGTACGGCTCTCTTGGTGCGAAATACGCAAGAGCATTGGCAAGATCAATGCAACACACTAAAGAGATCAAAGGTGCAAATGTCTTGAATAACGCTACTACTACATCAACAGGAGGAGACGGGGTATCTTTATTAAGTGCTTCACATCCAACTGGAGGCGGTAGTACGCAGTCCAACACTTTGGCAACAGCAGCTGATTTATCTGAAACTTCTTTAGAAACTTTGCTAATTCAAATAGCAGAAGCTAAAGACGACAGAGAAATCCCAATAGCATTGGTAGGACAAAAATTAATTTGTCCTCCAGAATTGCTATTCGTTGCTGAAAGAGTGCTAAAATCTAATCTAAGACCAGGAACTGCTGATAATGATATCAATGCTGTAAGAGCATTAGGTATGATTCCAGGCGGTGTGGTTGTCAATCAAAGACTTACGGACGCAGATCAATGGTTCATAGGTACTGATTGTCCAGATGGAATGAAACACTTTGTCAGAGCACCAATCAAAAAAGCTGTAGAAGGCGATTTTGGAACTGGCAACTTACGTTACAAAACAAGAGAAAGATATTCTTTTGGCTTTACAGACTGGAGAGGAATCTACGGTACTGAAGGAGCGTAATAACTAAATAAATACTAGGCGCTTAACGGCGCCTAGTAACAACCCAGACGACTGCGCAAGCAGACTATTTTTAAAAGGAGGATAGACTTATGGGAACAACAACATTTTCGGGTCCAGTAAAAGCTGGAACGATAAGAGAAACAACAGGAACTACTGTAGGTTCTGATATCACAAACGTTGGTTTTGTAGAAATGTCACAATCAAAATCAATAACTTTGAGCGGAGCAAGTGCAAATACTACAGTAGGTGTTATTCCGGCAAACTCACAAATAACTGATGTTACAATGGATGTCATCATCGCAGGTGACGATACCAATGCTGCAACTTTATCTGTGGGAACAAGTGCAAATGGAACAGCAATGATTGCTGCAACAACTGCAAAAACGATAGCAAGAACACGACCAATTGCTGCAGCAATTCCCGCATTGGCAGATGTAGGAACAACTGATGCTAATGTAATTGCTCAGTTTACAGCAACCGATGGCGATGGATCTGTTGGTGAAGGTGTAGTTACAGTATCGTATATACAGAATAACAGCGTAACATAATTATAGTGAGGGCCTTCGGGCCCTCTCATAACGGAGGAATTTATGGAAAAAGTAAAACAACTTTGGGCACTAGCAAAAGCTAATCCAAAGATATCCGCTACTGTAGTGGTAGTAATTATTGCGATTTATTTTTTAGTAAATTAGAGGTTTTATAAGTTATGGCAGAGAATGCATTTAAAGAATATTGGAATCAGTATGGTCCTGAATGGTTAAAGACCGCTGTTGACAAAGCTTCTGATTTTTTTAAAAAAGATGACGATGACGATGACGCTGAAGATGAAAAGAAGAAGAAATATTTAGAATTTTCAGAAAAAGAAAAAGCAAAGAAGGAATTAGAGACAGAGGTTGGTGAATATGAAACACTTGATACAGAAGGACAAGTTGAATATGATGCAGCAGCTGTTATTAAAGCTAAGGAGCTTATAGAAAAAGGTAAATTGGAAGAAGAAGAATCCGATAAAGAACTTAAAAAAAAACTAGACGGAATTAAAGAAGTTATCGATACTTTCGAGAGCTTCACCACAGGTGTACCACTTGATGTCCCTGAGTGGGAAGGGGAAACAGCAGATCCTTATAAGGGTACGACTGTTCTAAGCGACCTTCAACAAAAGGAGAATCAAAAAGCTTTACTCGCCCAGATAACAGGATATACTAGCCCAATGCAAAGGGCGGTTGATCTTGAAAAGAGATTAACAAACTTAGTAAAATATACATAGGAGAAGAATATGGCAGGATCAAATATTACAGCAGTTAGACGAACAACAACTGGAGCAATTTCTGCAGGACCAGTTAGACTTTATGGTTGCGTAGCTCTTCCAACAGCTAATGCAGGAACAGTCGTTTTTGACGACGGAGGAACTAATCTATTAACGATGGATACTGCAGCTGGTGTTGATAGTGGTCAAATATGGATTTCGTTTCCACAAGAAGGAATAAGATTTTCAACCAATTGTAATGCAACAATGACAAATGTTACTGCAATTACAGCATTTTGGGGATAATCAAAAATGGCTTTATCAGATCAAGCGACATTTGCTTTAACGGTAAATGACGTAATACAAGAAGCATATGATCGAATTGGAGGAGATCCAATTCTAGGCTATGATGTACGATCAGCTAGACGTAGCTTAAATATTATGTTTAGTGATTGGGCTAATCGTGGTTATAATCAATGGACTGTCGAAGAAAAGGATTTAACAATAGTTAAGAGCACAATCTCATACGATCTTCCCGCAGATACGATAGATATAATTAATGCTAATATTAAAGAAAGTACTGGATTATATTATGCGATGTCAAGATTAGGTCTTAATGATTATTCAGCGATTCAAAATAAAGCAACAGAGTCAAGACCGACTCAGTTCTATCTTCAAAGAACATCAACACCTAAGATTTATTTATATCCAGCTCCAGATGATTCCACAGATGTTGTGAATTATTGGAGGATTCGAAGAATTATGGACATTACAGCAAGTACTGTTGCTGGAGTAGAACAAAATACAGATGTTCCCTCGCGTGCGATTGAATGTATGTGTTCGGGACTAACTTTCTTTTTATCTCAAAAAAGACCTAATATTGATATTAATAGGCGTGCGGAATTAAAAATAGATTATGAATCTGCTTTTGAAAGACTAATAGCTGGTGATGATAGTCCTTCAACTAAGATTATTCCATCGACTTCATATTATAACGGAACTTAAATATTATGTCTAATTTACCAGGACAAGGAAAGAGACCTAAAAGAGCCCCTTTTCAGAAGTGGGCTCCAGGAGAATTTGCACTTGCAATTTCAGATAGAAGTGGATTAGCTTTTCCTTATAATGAAATGAGATTTGAATGGACTGGAGCTTTCGTTCATGATTCAGAATGGGAACCTAAACAACCTCAGCTCTCTTTAACTTATTTTACTGATGCGACAGCTTTAAAAAATGCTAGACCTCAAGCGAACTTATCTCAAACGGGAGGAGTACCTGACCAGCTTGAACCTATTTTTCCACCGACAATTCCTTCACAATACAATGGTCTTGGTTCAATTACAACAAATTTGTTAACATCTGGCTTAGGAAGTGTTACTATCGTTATCACATGAGTGATAGTGAATCTAAAGATATTCCAAAACATAAAAAAATTGGCGTTACGTTATCAACCCCTGCATATGGAGGTCTATTATGCGAAGGCTATTTTCATGGAGTATTAAAACTATCATCTCTTTTTTCTCAACAAAAAGATTGGAAATTACATATAAATACAATGGGAAACGAAAGTCTTATTACTCGGGCGAGAAATACTCTTGTTGCTCAATTTTTAGATTTATGTGAAAAAGAACCAGAGGAGCATACTCATTTAATGTTTATTGATGCTGATATAGGTTTTACAGCAGCAAGTGTTAAGAGAATGATTGACTTCGATAAGGATATAGTTACAGGAGTATATCCTCGAAAAAGTATAGATTGGCAAGGTGTTGAAAAAATGTGTAAGAAAGGAGAGTTTGATATGTTGGAGCAAAAATCTCTAGGTTATAACATTAATTTCGTTAATCCTAAAAATATTCAAATGAATAAAGGATTTGTAGAAGTTCTGGATTCCGCTACTGGCTTTATGTTGATTAAAAAAGAAGTCTTTTTTAAGCTAATAAAAGCTTTTCCTTATCTTAAATATACGACTGATCAGATTATCAATGGTCAGGTCTTTAAATCAAATAATTGTTATGCATTTTTTGACTGTATTATTGATGAAAAAAGTAATAGATATTTAAGTGAGGATTATGCTTTTTGTCGACTTTGGCAAAAAATAAAAGGAAAGATTTATGCTGATCTAATGAGTCCACTAACTCATTATGGAACACATGCATTTAAAGGAAACGTTTG